GATAAACCAAAAGTTGCTTTTAATTGAATAGCACCTTCTCTCATTATTAACTCGTCATAAAATATGCTTTGAGCTAATTTATAATTTTTATCTTGTATGGCTACATAAAACTTTTTAGACAAATCTTCTATGACTGGTGTAGGAACACTCATCATTCTTCCTTGTTTTACAAATGTATCAACAGACCTTGATGTATCTGTTAGAAAAGCAAATGGTCTTGAAGGCAATCTTATGTCTGTTCCTAAAAAAACATCTTTAACACTTGATGTAGCTGTTCTAATTTTACCTTTTGCTTTTGTTCCACCACCTCTTATGTAATTTGCAGTAGTAGTATTTCCTGTCATAGTATCTGCTATGTTATCTAAGAAGTTATCACTAAATACTTTTGGCTGTAAATGGAAGTCTCTTGCATTAGAACTCATCTTTCCGTTTACTCTTATGTCTGATATATAACCTCTAGTTAAAGAATCTTTTATAATATCAAAGTATCCTTGTGGATTATCTACAGCATTATCTGTTATACGAAATGCAACTTCAGGACTAAAACCTCTCATAGTAAGTTCACTAAACAAAGGTGCATCTGCTTCTGCTAATACTTGTACTTTGTCAGAAAGTATTCTTATAGCATCATCTTGTCCTTCAACAAAAAAGTCTGCAGCAGTTCCTCCTGCTTTTAAATGTTCATCAAGTTGTTTACCAACTCCTGTTAATACTTCTTCACTAGCAACTCCTCTACCACCAACGCCCACACCTTTGCTTGCCATGATAAAAGGGTCAGTCTTTATCATTCCAAGTAAGTTAGAAGTAAAACCTATCCAAGAGTTAAATCCATGCTTAGGGTCAAACTCCATATCACTAAGTGCATTCTGTTCTATTTCTTCTATTTTTGTTTTTGCTAACTCATAATCATCTTTTGTAATAGAGCCTACATCGTATGCTGACTGTAATAAAAATAAATCTACATCTGCTTGTTCTTGTATATCTTGACTTACTGCCATCTTTGGACTGTATTCTCCTGATAAAGAACCAGTAAATGTATATCTAACTAAGTCTCCAAAGTTAGATGCAATGCTTGCTTTTTTAAAACCTTCTCTTGTTTCTTCTGCTTGGTCTAAATATTCTCCACGACCAAACCAACCTGCTAATCCTTCTTGACCAATACCTCCTCCAAGTATTTCATTAAAAGCCATTTGATAAACTTCAACTGATTCATTAAGTGTTAGTTTTCTTTCTATTCCACCAGTTTTTATTTTTATTTGTTCTGATAAAACATCGGGAAACGCTTCTTGTATAACTTGTAAATCAGATTTTTGTAACATAGGATTACCTAAATCATCTACTAAGTTTTTACTCATCAGATAGTTTCTTGCCCTATCTGATACATAAGGTGCTTGAGCCACTGTTTCTTTATTTAAAATATTGTTAATAAAATTTTGTTCTTGTCTTTCTGCATTAATAAGTAAAGACTTAACACCTGCACCAAAAGATTTTACTTTTATTCCTAAAGGCACTTCATTTTTTTCTGTATCTTTATCTCCAACGTATCTTGCAAAATCTCTATCTATATTTAATCCTTTACTTTCTGCCCATTCTGCTTGATATGCTTTTTGTTCTAATCCAATAGTGTTAACTAAAAATGTACTACCTGTTTCAAATATAGAGTTAAGTGCTACTAACGCAGCATTTATTGCAGTGCTTTTTCTAATTTGATTTTCTCCAAACAAATCTAGCTGTGTTTGTCGTTCTATTTCTTTTGTATTGTTTACTGCATCTTTTATTTTTGCAAAAAACTTTTTAGAAAATTCTACTGTTGGAGATGTTTCTCCACTTGAGTAGTTATATTGTTGTGGTTTTGTTTGTGTCCACAAATTGTAATATTGTTGATTTGTAAGGTTTATAGTTGCAGAAGCCATAGCTAAATCATCTGATTCAAATGGATTCATACCTTTAAAGGTTGTAGTTTTATCAGCTAGTGCATCTATGCCATCATCTCCAAGTATATTTTTTTGCACATCAACAGCTTGTTTTTGTGCATCTTTATAGTATTTATCTTCTAATCTTTCTTCTCCCCATTTGAGATAATAAGAAGCCATTAGAACCTACTTGTTAGTGATGGAAACTTCTCCAGTAAAATTGCCTTTACAATTTCAATATCATTGTCAGCAGTAAACATTGCTTCGTTTTCTCCTAACTCATTACCTGGCTCTTGTAATTTTTGTGTAGGTGTAGCAAATATATCTTGAACAGGCTGTGGTTGTGGAGTAGGTCTAGGAGCTGCAGGTAAAACTGCTTCTTGTCCTGGAGATACTGCATCCACTTGTTCTTGCAACATTTGTGTTTGTCCTGTTGGGTCTCCTTCTGCTCTAGTAGGAACTTGTATTTTCTTTTTTCTTACCATGACTCATCCTCTATTTCAAAACCTAAATTTACATGTATCCACACACCAGGTATGGGTGTAGGAATCATTATATCTCCTAAAGTTATATCTGCGTTTGTTTCTTGAGGTCTTTCAGGAAAACCCATATCATCCCAATCTTCTGCATTTATTATGTCATAAAATTGTTTTTTTAATTCTTGTTCGTAATTAGCCACCTGGTACTCCTTGTTGTGGTGGTCCACCTGCTAATCCTGCTAATACAGAAGCAATATCTTGTGGTCCTGGTTGACCTTGTGGTTGTTGTTGTGCAGCACCTATAATTGCTTCTTCTTCAGGACTTGTCTCTTCCTCTGCTGTATAAAATTTGTCAAGTATCTTTGTCATTTGTGCAGGATTTTTTCTTATCTCTGCTGCTGCCATAGTAGCTTTTGGATTACCCTGGGCTGCTTGAGCCATTAATGATTCAAACAATACAGTTTCTGCTTTTTCAGAATTTATTCTGTTTTGTATGTTTGTAATATTATCTAACCCATCTAGGTTTTCTTGCAATGTTTGTGTATCTATGATACCTTGCTGTTTTAATTGTAACCCAGTAATAACTTTTTGTGGTTCGTCAAAACCTGCCATTACTCCATATACTCTTCTTGTCTTATACATTTCAGATATGTCAGAACTTGGTGTGTATGATTCCTTATAAGCTGTGCCTTTGTGCATTCCTGCAATGGGTTTTCTTTTATTAGGATACATAACTTCATCAAACTCTAATCTCTTAGCATCTATTTCTTGTAACGCTTCTCTTAAAATAACTTGATACTCTCTAACGTGCATAGACGCAGATTGTCCTAGTTCTTCTAATCCTCTACCAGTAACAAAACTGTTAGGAGATTGTCCATCATCAGATACAGGATAAGCAGAACCTAAACGTAAATGTCTTTCTAATCTATCTACTTGTTGAAATAATTGATATGGAAGATTATTCACTGGTTTAGAAACAGATGAGCCTGGAGCTAAATAGTTTACAGCAAATCTACCTTTACGATATTTACCGGATTCTATTTCTCCAACAATATTTGTTTCTGTAAACACTGCATCTTCCATAGCAATTGTTCCAAGAATATTTATTTTTGCCATGTTAGCCATTAGACCTATAACATGTTGAAATTGACTTTGCATTTGGTCAAAAGCAAATCTTTTTGCTACAACAAACATTGGTCCACTCTTTAGTGGGTTTGGAATAAAGTCTATAATTTTTCTGTTTTCAGGTAAATATATATACGTACCTTCTGTGTCCATGTATTCAACAACTACTTTGCCATCGCCATTTTGATTAGCCCATGAACCTGCAGAATCGTTGTAACTTAACATAGTATAATCATTTTGTGATTCTGCTTGGTCTCCTATGATTGCTGCTTTTTGTTCAGGGTATTGTTCTAACAATGTAGATAATGGAACTCTGCTTATTATTGCCATATCTTTTGGTTGTTGGTCATTACCAAACGGTCCAGGATAACAAGTAAACGGGTCTCTTATCATTGCACAAGGATATGGGTTCTTGTCTTTATCAAACTTTGTAGTTATTGTCCAAACAACAAAACCATAACCAGGTAGCCATCTACCTACTTGTGGTAATTGTAAATGTAATTTTTGTAAATCATCGTATGCACCAACAATACGTTCTAGTTTTTCTGATTTCTTTTTAGCTCTTTCCGAATCTTTAGCATTTATAATATCTACTTTTAAGTCAGGACTTCTTCCTAGTTTTTGTGCAAATCTTTCTAATGCTGATAAAAATAAGTTTGGTGCAGGTAGTTCATGGAAGTCCATACTTGAACGTTCTCCAAGTAAAGCACGTACAGCTTCTTCTCCACCATTAAGAATGTCACGTATCCTGGCTCTATCCACCATGCCTGATTGATTAACTTTTCTTAAATAATCTACTCTGTCGTAAAGTTCGTCATTAGATTTTACCATTCGTCCCTATTCCATAATCCTTCGTCAAAACTACTTGTTTCATAATCAGCAAAGCTAGGCACATAATCTGTGTCTAGTTCAGCTAACCGTTCTTTTTGCATACGTCTAATTGCTCTCATTGGAAACCAACTAGCCATAACAATGTCAGTCTTTGTACCTACTGTCTTGCTTTTGTTTTTAGCAGAACTAAAATACACTAACTGACTTGTATATAAGTTTACCTTTTCTTGAGCTTCAAAACCCATATAAGGTAAATTAATTATACCTTCTTGAAACGATGGTCGCATAGCTGTAACACCAAATATAGGGTCAAACTTGTTTGAGTACGTTTCATGTCCTTCTAAAAATATACCATGTGTTGAGGCAAAATCACGTATAGATTTATCTTGTCTTATAGCTTTCTGAAATCCGTTTTCTTCTATAACCCAGTGAGAACAATTATATTTTTGCCACCAATCTTTTATAACTTTTAATGCTTCAGGAATACCACCACCTAAATTATTGTGCATATCTACCATGTACATAACTCCATCAGCAGGACCATAAGCCCATAAAAATGCAGCTTGATAACCAGTAGAGGCAGGGTCAAGTCCTGCAATAAGACGTGTGCCTCTAGGTACCTGCCCTATATCCCTCTTTTGGTCTCTACATGCTTCAATCTCTTCACGACTAAATAAACTTAATCCTTCAGGCATTGCAACATTTAGATAAACCATTTCAAATATAGCTCTACCACCTGTTGTGTCTGCTGCACGTTTTCTATCCATTAACCATTTGTAAGACCTTTTGCTACTCCACAACATACATTCTTGATGTTCTGCTTCATCCCAGTCAGGTAAATTACAACTTGTATCATGTGCTTCTTCAACTGTAGTTATCCAAGATTCATTGTCTAAAAGATGAGAATATAAATCGTCATAGTGTTGTCTTGAACCTATAACTACCATTGCAGTGTGTTCCTCTTTACGACTTGACAATGTTGTAGTCCACCAGTTTCTTGTGTTTTCTCTTGATGCAGGTTGCATAGTAGAACTGTGGTCCTCAATGTCATCTGCAATAATTATGTCACAGTCTCTTGATAGAATCTTACCACCACGACCTATACCTACCATAGTCGGACTTTTAATACCAGTAACCGTTCTCGTACCAACAGTAAAACCACTTTGTGACCAGGACTTAGCTGATTTTGTTTTAGGTTTAAATTTTACTCCTGGACCACATATCTCTTCTATTAATAATTCGTTAAACTCTAATTGGTCTAATACAGAACCCATAGCGTTTTTAGATATGTCTTCGTTACCACCAACCCATAAGATTCTTATGTTAGGATTTTTGCATATCAACCAAATAACAAAATGTATAAGTAAATCTGTTTTACCATGACGGGGTGGAGATAATATCATTCTCTGTCCACCATTTTCTATAGTGTTCATTATTTGTTTTATCCACTTAGCATGAAACTCAGGAGTCTCATACGGTATACCTTGTTCTGTTCTAAAATACCTTTCTCTAAACTTATCAAAATCTTTTAATGTTTTTTCTGCAACTTGTGGTACTTGCCAATTTTTTTGTTCTTTCTCTATTGTTATATCTTCTAAATATGCTTGGTAAGCCATAGATACTGCAGCATCTGTTGTGCCTAATATTTTTGCAACACCGGATACAGTGTTTGTTTTTTCATAAATCTCAAGTGCAAGTCCTGATTCTTTTATGTCATCATAAACTTGTCCACGTCTTGAAGATACGTTTTTTTTGTGACTTGGTATTTCTAATGTGTCATCTTCTTGACTCCAGGCAACTCCTGCTTTTTTTGCACGTTTCTTTTGTTGTGCTATTCGGTTAGAACATCTATCACTACAAAACTTAGAACGACCTTTTGGTAAAGGTCTGTGACATCCGGCTGCGTAACACAGTTTATTTTTTTCCATAATTCTTACATTCTTTGTTTGTACACTTCATGCCATTGTGTGGCAGAAGGTCTCCACCACAGCGAGGGCATTGTATTATCAAACTATTTCTTTATTTTTTTAATTTTACCGTTTTTGGTTCTAGCAAACTTATGGGTCTTAGTTTCTCTTATTAGAGTACCGTAGTGTCTTTTGCCACCCCACATCCAACTTACTTGTGCCATTACCTTTTCTTCTTTCTTGTTGCTCTTGATTTTTGTACAGCTTTTAAATCTATGTATCGACCTTCTTTATAAGCCTTAGCTGTTCTTTTTATTTCAGCAGCAACTTTAGCTTTAGAATTTTTTTTATTCTTAAGATACTTTGCAGGTACACCTTTTTCATAAGGTACTTTTCTACGAGTAGCCATTTACTTCTTTTTCTTTTTTTTAATGTCGTTATCTTGTGAATGTCCACCTCTAATAAAACTGTTTACTCTACCCATAGACCAAGCTGCCATAGATGCAGATTTAGAACCGGATGACAAATATGCTCCTTGTCCTCTTCTGTACACTTGTGCTAGCTGACCGTATGTATATTTAGATTTTGCAGCTTTAGCTTGCAAAGTTTTTTTAGTCTTAGCATTAATAGGTTTTCTTTTTGGTGCCATTATTTTCCTACTTTCTTTTGTGCATTGACATGTGCTTTATTAAAAGAGCTACCTCTTCTCATAGAGTTATACATGTATTGCATGTGTTTTTTTGTATGATGCTTAGAATGTTTTTTCATTGCACTCTGTTGACTCTTAGTCAACTTAGTAACATCTACGCCTTTGACTTTCATAACTTTTTCTTTTTACGTAACTTTTTAAAATCTGCACCAGTTAATTTGTCATAGGGTGGTGCTACTCTAGCTATCTTTTTTTGTTTGGCTGAATAACCTTTTTTACCTTTTGGCATATTACCACTTTACCTTATTTGCCCAGTAAGCTGCAGAACTAGGACCTTTTGCAATATTCTTTGCATGTCTTGCTTTAAAAGATTTTCTTCTAGCTTTCGACCTAGCATCTTGTTTCTTTCCTGCAGTACTTACACCGGCTTGTCCGAATCTAATTACTTTATACTCACTACCGTAATGAGCCATTACGACATGCGACTTACCACCTGACTTCTGAGCTTTAGGTTTGTTGACACCTTTTAGCCCCAGGCGTTTCATAGTCTTCTTGACTCTCTCCGGAGTTGGTCCACCGTGTGGCATTACATTCTCTTTTTTTTCTTTTTGCCTTTTTTCTTCTTAGGCTTGCTATACATTTTTCCGTACATTTAAACTCCTATATTATTTTTCTTAGTATAACACAAAACCCTGGCAGGGCAGTGGCAGGGCTTTATGTCTTTTATTTATGTGTGTATTCATAATATATATAGCTAGTTAAATAAAGTGGGTAAAAAAAAATCATATCCAAGAATCAAAGGTAGAAAGCTGCCTGATGGTTTACAAGAACCTCAGGCTTAAACTTCATTTCCCCAACTATCCCAGTTATGTCTAGTTCTTCTAGCAAACATTTCTAAATATGGACCAGGGCTCATAGTTTCTATTAAATCTAAAAACTCATCTGGTTTTGTACTGTGAGCATTTCTTTTTGAAGTTG